AAAGGAACTATAGGATAATGCTCAAACGGCATCTCATACTCATATAAAAACTGGTCACTAACGGTACATGTCAGCTTAATACGCACTCTATAAAAAGGAATAGAATCAATAATATTTTCTTTTGTTTCGGGATGGTCTTTAATCGAATTAAACTCATCAGCAGACATTACCACCTGTTCAACCTGAGTCTTCAATTCTTGAGCCTGACTCATTAGCATCTGTTGATTTTTCTCAACAGCTTCCATCATCTCCTTTTCAGCTTTATCTAATTCAAGCTCAGCCCGCTCTTCTATAATCTCCGCATTAGCTAATTGCTCCTTTATTTTTTGTTGCTTTTCAGCATATTGAACAGACATTTCATCTTGAAATTCCTGTTGCTTAACCTGCATCTCTTTATCAATTTCAGATGATTGCGCTGGTGTTACAGGAATCTTCATAAAGGCTGTGACAAAGGGAACCTTTATTTTTTCATAACATTCATAGTAATCAAGAAGATCATCATCCTCACCATCAAGACTAATGCCAAGAGTAATATCCTCTGGGAGGATACTCTGAGCATCAGACCTATCAGCCATTGAATATTGTGAAACCTGACCCATATTACTCGCAGCCTTAATCTTTCTCTCATGGTCTGGCATCATCTTAATAAGCTGAGTTCTAGCAAGAAGTTTTCTAACCATGATATAAGACGCATCTCTAAATAAGAAATCTCTTGAAGATGGGTCTACATATACATCATACGGGTCTACACGACTAAAGGAAACCTCACCCATTCCCATATCAGCGTCTCTATCTATATCAACAAGAAAATAACCAATTCCTTTAGTAAGAGAATCAAGCGCAACCTGACCATATAATGATTTACCATTAGAAAGACCCCAACAATAGTCAGCTATATCTGAGTGTACCTGAGCAACATCTACGTCTGAACCCTCAGCTCCAACAGCCTTCCACTTGGGATTATTAGCCGTTACGAAGTAACGCATTATTTCTATAATAGGAAGAATCCTATTAATAATAAATGTAGGCATCCCAGCTTCTTCAATATCACTTCTCTCAGTTGAGGTTAACTGTTCACCTAAATAGAAGTCATATCCTTCTTGACTAAGACCTTGCCATCTTTGTCTATGAAGATTATTAGTCTTCTCCCAAAGAGTCTTAATTACATCAGCTCTTTCTTTATTTGATTTTCTACCTGGTTTTGCCATTATTCTCTTATCTCAAAGTGTGGAAGGTCATCGAATTTATTATCCTTCACTTGCGTATCTCTGTCCCAGTCACCGCCCCAACGTATCTTCAATCCCATTTGCGACGCGATGCCCAGAACAAAACCACCAAAGTAATGAAACCTATCACGGTCGCTCCAGTCGATAGGGTAAGGAGCCACATCCACGGCTTTTGAAGGACTAGCATTATGATTACCATCAGGATAACGAAGCTTACTTCGTCCCTCGTCAAACGCTTTATTCTGATCTGCCTTACCTCTATGACCTTGGATTACAGAACAATCAAAGTGTTTTACTACTTCTTTAAAAAGGTCTTGTAACCTATCATCGCATGTTGCAAGCCTCTTTTTAGATCGAGACCCAAATCTAGGCATTACTTCTTTTTACAACTATAAGTACGACCGTCCCAAGTAAAACTCTTTGCTCCACCAGCGCATCCAGCTTTAAAAGCTGATCTAAAACTCTTAGCTGCTTTGGTTTTCTTGCCATACTTCACATAATCAGGTCCTTTCTTAGTAGTCACACGTTTTACCGCTCCTCTACGAACCTGAGTATCTGCAGTTGCTCCAATAGCCTTAGCTCTTCCCTTTTTCGTACTAATGAGACCAGTGCCCTTAGCTCTTTTACCAGCTTGTGCTCTTTTGTCTCTCGCAATTGCTTTTTTGCCAGTCTTCTTGAGTTTTCTTTGCCGTCTTCGCTCTTTACTTTCAGCGTCAAACGGGTTCAGCTTCTCCGCAACTCTAGAAGCAGTGCCCTTAGCCTTAGCAGCAACTGCCTTTGTCTTTGAAAAGGCTGGTTTCTTTTTCTTTTTCATTGGTCCTGTTCCACTTGCCATTTTACTATTCTCCTGTTATGTTGTTAATATATCTCATTTATTATTTATTTCTCTCTAATGCTTTCCTCTCTTTTTCCACTGCGGCTTTTTGGTCAGAACGCGTTAGCCTGTAATCATTTCTTGCCTGCCGAGAAGCATCATAATTTTTCTGAGCCACAGAAGGTGTGTAACTCTCATTAATAATCCTTGCTTGCTCTGGTCTTACATTTACACCCTGAGCAGCTTTCGTTCTTTGAGCAACTTTCCCACCAGCTTCTGCTATTTTGTGTGTCTGAAATACGGGGGGAGTGACTTTGGTCATACTTTGCACTAAATCTTGAACGGCACTCATACCACCCTTATCATATCTTTGCATCATAGCTATAAAAGAAGGATAAGGTTTAGTCATATCATAACCAGTTGCTTCAATCTGGTCTATCATTTTATTATAGAATTTCCTTTTATCTATAAGCTCACGACCTACCTTTGATAACTTTTTTGCTTTAGCAAGACCAGCGCCAACTCCCACAATAGGAACAGCAGCAAGTAATGACCACAAAGAGTCTTTAACTCTACCCTCACTAGCATATAATGCAGAATCAATTAAATCAGCAACTACTCCACTTGGTCCAGGAACCATACCAGCTGCTAGTAAGCTAGTATGAAGTCCTTCAGACAAATTCTTAGGAATTACAGCCATTTATGCAACCACCCAAGGCTTAGCCTTTCGCGTTGGTTTGTACCATTCCTTCTTATTATCCTTTGATCTCTTATAATTAGGAGGAAATGCATGAACATTCGCATAATATAAACTTTCGATTGTATCATCATGGGCCATTCTTGGACCAAATGTAAGAATTTCATGCTGTAAATCAAAGTGATTGTCCCTTAAATGCACTGTTCCCATGCTGAATCTACCGCTTAATCCACTAAAAATACGATTTCTTTTGTGAGTTCCGCCTGGTTTTTCAGGTATAACGGCTATATCGAAGCGATTTAATCGCCTTCTTTCATCATTTAATGACTGAAAGATAGACCTGTTCATCGCCACATCCTCTACAGTAGACGATGTACAGTGATATTTGTTGTATAATTTGATTATTATGTCTACAACACCCTCTTTTCCTATCAAACCACCATCTGGATTCTTTGACCCAACGGTTGGGATACTTCGATGCCTTTCATATTCGAGAACGTATAATCCATTATCTGAATCCACACCCACAACCATAATGACACTAAAATCAGATTCTTTAGTATCAATGTCAGTAGCAGGGTCACACCCGATAAACGTATTGATAGGTCGCTCTTCTTTGTCTTGTACGATATAGTTAACCCCATCACGGTGTTGGTAGTATCCTTCCCACTTTTTGATGTTTTCCCTCTTCCACATAGCATCTTCTTCACTCATCACCTCCATCATATATTCTTGATAGAACTTTGACGGCTGGCCAGAGTCCCGATAAAACCTTTTCTTCTCTTCTAATTTCTTTTTCCCGAAGAAAGAAGGCCATAAAGTCCCCCCATCTTCGAGAAAAGCCTTATATGTAATAACTTTCCAAGCGAATTTTCGACCCGCCTTTGTCGCCTTTTCATAATTTCCAAGAAGGTTATTAATAAAACTGTCAAAGTGTACAGGAGTACCGTTAACACGGAGCCTACCAGTATGAGGCTCCAGAGCAGGGTGTACAACGGCAGTAACAAGATTCGCATTTTTAGCCCTCGCTTCAGGAGTTATTGTATTCGCTTCATGCTCGAAATCATCGAGCACGATAAGATCGTATCGCTTGTGGAGCTTTGCTCCACCGCGGATACCAGCGACATTGCTTTTAGAAATTAGTTTACACCCATTTCTCGTCTCAATGTCTTCCTCTGTCCATTTAGAACCTTTCATAGGCCCAAAGTAATATTTAAGTCTATCATTATACTCAAAGTGGTACCTAACATAATCCATGTTACCAACAGAGAGTTTCTGGGTAGCGGATACCCAAGCATAGAATCTCAACTCATCGGCAAAGCAAAAGTCTTTTAAGATGGAAGCCTTAGTAAGAACAGTCTTACCATGACCACGGGGAACTATAACGGCAAGTTGTTTACATTCCTTGTCATCTATGGAGTCTGCAATCTCGTAGTGAAAGGGAGGTGTCTCAGACCTCTTAAAATCATCAGGAAGAAATAACTTACCAAAAGCAATCAGGTCACTTTTCGCTAGTTCGAGTATCCCCTCCGCTTCCGTCACGTTCTGGCTGTTCACGTTCATACTTTTTTGTCAAGTACTCCTCAAACTCTTTTGAATGTCCCATGTACTCAATATACTCTCTGAGTTCTTGCTGTTGAATGAGTAATATACTGTACAACCTGTCCATTCTAATTCGTAATGCTTTAATCGCTCTGATAACATCATGCTTGGATATTGTTTTCTTCTGCTTCATGGCCTACTAGCTCCGGTATTTCCATATGTTCTATGATAGTTTTAATCCACATATACTTCACTACATCTTCACTATTGCCCTGTATTATCCCTACTATACTTATCTCTTCTGCGATTCTCTTTAATTCAGATATAGACTCACCAAGATTAAGACCTGACGGATCATACCTCTCAGATTCAATCTTCTTTAGTTGGTCCAACAATTTATATCATCCTTATCAAATTCAATGGTTACCCAACCTGTTCTCACAACTGGGTAAATCGCATATCTCGCATATTCTGCATATCTTAAAAAACTTCCTCCTCTAATGTACCACCGTCTGTGCAACGATTCCTCATTGTCTACAATCTTGATTGAATCAATAGGCTTGGCATAGAGTTGGTGGTTATGACCTAAGAAGAATACATCTCCCTTGCTATACACAGCAGCCAGCTTGTCAAGCTCTAAATCACCATTCTTAGCTCCACTATGACCATGACCAGTCACAAGATTCCAACTACTTCCCTTAACGGTAATGACTGAATATCCTGGTAACTTGAAATATGGGACACATAACTCTCTGGCTATAATCATGCTCACATCATAGTCAAGCATCCTAATACTCCTAAGATAGTCGTGGTTACCTCCTCTTATGAATAGACACTTGTCAATGATTGGCTTTATAATATCAAGAAATGCGAGATGCTGTTCATCAGGCCTGATATACTGGCCACGCTGACTGATCTTGTAATGAGGTGGGATACACTCTATTATATCACCATTACCAAACCACATAGCATTAGGATCATCATATATAACCTGAACAGCTTCTTGAAACTTCTTCAGGTCAAATTCATTGGCACCAACATGCATATCTGTTAGACCATGAATACGGACTACTTCATCGGTTTCATATGTAACTATTTGGCCAGCATGAATAGTCTCTTCTTTCTCAGCAATGAAATCAACTATCGGGATTGTGAACTTTCTATTACATCCCTGACATTCATATACCTGAACATCATGCTTAGTACTGTTCTTCCTCTTACCATCTTTATGTACTCTTAGACTAGAGCACCTCGGACATATCACCATTTTCTACCTCCAACTTTGGTCTCGTAGCTTCTTCCAACTCATTAGGAGAGAACTCCTGCACCATTCCATAAATACCCATCTCCAGATTCCGCGTCTGAATACCTCCAACAGTTCCAATAGCTTTTCCAAGCTCCTTAGTACTCTGAAGAACTATGTTCTCATCATCACTGTTCTCTACCAAACACTTAAAACTTCTCAAAATGTATTCGTGGTCAACACCAAGAGACTTCGCTACATCAAGAACAGACTTCTCGACTTCTTTCATTACACGCTCCTGTTTAAGTAATACTATTCCCTTTTGTTTCGCTCTCTCATCAGGGATGTTACCAAACGCATCTTTATAAGCACTGACGACTCCCTTACCAATAGCCACACTCGTGGCAAACATCTTCTCCTTCTTTGTTACTTTTTTGCGGGTCTTAACAGCTCGATTAGGATTCTTATGTTTTCCACTAAAGGTGTAACGATTTTTATGCTTACCAAAATCAGTATCCATAAAAGACCTATCACGATTAAGAAAAGTTCCAACAACAGTCCTAACCCAACCTTTAGCATATCTGTAATTCTTCCTGTCGTTGGGATGTTTAAAATCTCTCTTAACCCTGAGTAACTGAATAATTCGTCCGTCATCGCTTAACACCCAATCTCCTTCCTCACCCTTTCTCCAATTATCTAAAACTCTGGGAGTCTCTCCATTAAGATGTTCCCCCATCTCATCAACACTATCAAAAACGTAATGTCGAGTCCCCTTAATTGACCTGTAATCCATCTATCTCCGATATATGTTTAATCTGATTCACAAGATTATCTATTAGTAAATACACAGGTACAGGTATCTCATATATCACATTGTCTATCTCTATTGGCAAAATATCACCTGGGTCTAACCCACGCAAAATTTCTCCCATTTGACCAGGAGAAAGACCACTTAATGGATTATCTACGGGCATATCATTCGCCTTTCACTTTTTTCTTCGTTTTCTCTTATATACTTTTTTCAAAAATGGAACAGGAATGCCACTTGGAAAGAATCCATTGACACCATCATCCGACCAACCCGTTTTTTTAAAATGCTTCTTAAAATAAGATTTGGGAACTTCAAATTCTAAAAGACGACCCGATAAACCGCCTCCTAAATTGTTCCTCCTCATATAGCTTTTTGCTATATCAATATTTGATGATACCCAAAGACTTGACTTACTAGCCGCTTCCACTCCACGACCAAGTCCCCACTCCCACTCAGCTCCGCCACCTACAAATTTACCATCACTCACCATCGATTCGCCTGTTCTAATAATCTTGCCTTTATACTTACCACCTGTTAACATATGTTTAGAAGGATGCCATTCTTGAATTCCCCTATACAAAGTGACCATTTCTTCACCAGCTTCTTTCGCAACTTTAGCAGCTCTCCTGCCTGCAACCATCTGACCTATAACTGGGATAGCTGCTGCCATAGACCATGCCGCTTCACCAAATTCACCTTCTAATGCATACAAAGTAGCATCTGCTACATCAGCTATGTTCCCATATGCAGGAGTCATCCCAGCAGCAGCTAAGGCAACATGAACATTCCTTTTCCGGTTACCCTTACCTGTGAATGAGTCAACTATCTTGTCTTCTACTGGCATCTTTTTCTTCTTTGTCTCTGTGATTCTCATCAATCAACTGTTCCTCAAAGCAATTCTGACAGATGTACACTTCATCAGCTCTCATAGGTTTATCGCATTCAGCACAGTGATTAGGTATTGGCATGTATAGCCCCCTGTATATATATTAGATATATATAATACACCTTCCCCCCCTACCCCCCTTCATCATTTTCATCCTCATCCTCCTCAACATCATCATCTATGCTGTACAAAGCAGCATGCTCCTCAATATGATTACTGATGTTAGCGAGAGTTAAAGGGGTTTCCATCTATATGCAAAATTAGAGCTAAATGCCCATGTTGTTCAAGGGAATAGTGTACAAATGAAGTGCGCCATTTATTCCTATATAGTTCCTTATAAAAGGAACTTTGAAATCACAGATTTCGTTAAAAACTGTTTAATGCTACGCATTCTTATCTAATTGATAATTAACTTTAAATAATAAGGAGAACATCATGAGAAAGTTCGATGAAGCATACTTCATAAATGAGCAAGGAAAGCTCATGGAGAAGATGCTTAAAGCATCGCAGTCAGCACCAAAGATGGCCTCGTGGGTGTTTGGTCAGCGCATAGACAGTAAGCGTGACATCAAGAACGCCTTTAGAGAGGACATGAGGACTCTCTACGACTTAGCAAAGCTCTGTGGAATAGACGTTGCAAAAGTCTTTGGTGATCGTCCAGACGAGAGTGGGGACGAGCCTGAACCTAACTCCCTCCAATGAGGGGGTTTAGGTTCATTTGAGCCCCATTTGGGCCATGTGTATATATATAGGGGGTACATTGTTTAATCATCCATATCCATTTGTACTGTATCCCTTATACATATACTATTACTATTAACATGGGCATAAACTTGTTCCAACACAGGGCCACGAGAGCATACGCCAATCATAGTGCGTCCAGGCTCTTGATTGGTCCTGTAGGACAAGATTTGGAATCATGGTTCTGTAAAAATTTAGCCCAGTATATCCTTAAATCGAACATTACTCC